CTCTCTGCTTTCTTTACATCCTTATAAATATATAAACCATTACCATAGTAGACTTGTAAACTCACTGGCAATGGTTTTATATCCTTTACTTTTAATGGTTTAGGTATATAATTATATCTTTCTGTAATTGTATTTGCATCAAACACACCAGTATCTTCACTCTGAAACATTTCTTCAGGTGTACCCGGGAATTCTTGCTTGAACTGTTTTTCTGGTATATCTAATAACTTCCATTCTCTCCACATAATTTGGAGTAGACTAGCACCTTCATTCTTTAATTCCTGCTCAAGTGGAGTAAGATCCTTACTCTCCAATCTCCTGCCATGATTCCATGATTGTGTCCAAACTTCAGCCTCTTTGTACTCGTCATAAAATTGCTTTTTATCCGCATACCAAGGGAAGAAAAATGCTTTGTACCTGCTATGCCCTTTATAAGCATTAGTAAATAAACGATAGTAATTATTACTTACTCCATGTGCTGTGGACTCAATAATAATATGTGAATCTTTATCCTTAGCTAGTGCCTGTTCTAATGCCAATAAGCCCTTAGTATCCTGCTCATTTTGCCAGTATGCGAATTCCGTACAATGAATAAAATTATATGTTGCTCCCCTTCCTAGTTCTTTAGTTCCAACAGTACTATTGGTTATCCTGCTGCCATTCTCCAATAATAATTCATGTCTATTAAATTTGCGTGATTTAGAAGTATACTTTTCTGGTATACTCTGGTACATTTTTTGTAATTTTGTATATACTTCTGACACTGAATCACCTGAATAACTAAGCACAATACAATTAGAATTTGGTTTTGTAATAGCAGTATACAATATTAATCCTAAACTTAAAGTAGTTATACCTAATTGCCTACCCTTACCAATAATTGAGAATTTAATATTATTGTCATATATTTCTTTTACAATTTGTTTTTGCTGCTCATTTAGTTTAAAAGGAATTAGTTGAGAATGGTTATCAACTATCTTAACAAAATTCTTTAACCACAATATAGGATCATTATTGATTTTTTCTAATTTTTGCTTATATGTAATATTCAATCAAACCACCTCCCTATTCCTCTGATATGTCCAAATCATCACCCAAATTTTCCTCTTCGTTATCCTTCTGAGGGATATCTGATTTTTCTATAGGACTTTTCCATATCTCTTTTTTAAGCATTAAGAAGGTTTTAATTGCCTTATCGTCCCCCTGTAGTGCTTTATCCTTGACAATCTCATATATTTTATATAAATCCTGTTGGCTTCTAATTTGCATTAGCAATCTATATAAGTGCTGGTATTCCTCTGTTTGTTCCCATCTGGTTTTATATATTTTAAGTGTTAATGGATATATTATTGAGTATCTTTCTAATATATCATCTTCAGTCATTTCACTGAATTTTGTGCTAATATTATCCACTTTATTTTTCCAACAAAAATAAATCCATTTTTTTCTGGACTTTTTTTCTAATTTATCCAATTCTATTTTAAATTTACTTTTTTGCATAATTTCATCCGTCCTTTCCTAAATTTTTACATTAAAATAGTGACGCTATGAACGTCACGTTTCATATTGCCATTTTAAAGCGTTTATTTTTCGTTAGACATATAATTATATTCCTTACTGACAAAAGTACTCTATATGACTTGTACAAACCATATATAATCATCTAACATATTCGATCCAGTTAGCATGAGACGTATTTACCAAATAATAAACATCTCCTGTATCCCTATTAAATTTATCCCTTGCCTTCATGTAATGCAATATTTTACCTTCTAAAATATTTCCTATCATGCTATTGTTATTATCTGTTAAACTTACTATGGTTTTAACTAATCTAGGATAACCATAATCAAACATAGTCATTTTATTTTTTGTGCTTTCTGGCCGGTGCTCCTGGATTAAGTAAGTTGCTTTCATGTCGTCTATTACACCTTTTATATATGGCAATCCTAGATCTTTTTTATACCAATTTACAAAAGGTAATACATAATAAATATTAATGTCTGCATCCCTTGCCCCTTGCTTTTCTGCAAATTCTAAGTCTGATACCATATACAAACGTACTATATCCCCGGCGTTATATGTCTTGTTTACATTTATGTATTTGCCCCAGCTATTACAATACCCTACCTTAAAACCATCTTCTTTTATATTTAATTCTAAGCAATATGCCCACGTTTTGAATTCCATATGGAACATTCCAGTCATTGGACTCCAGCCTGTCCCAATTATAGATGCAGGGTGATAAAAATCAAACTGTTTTTGATCCTCTTCCTCTAGTGTAGGATCTACAAGCCCCAACTCTATCAAACTTACATCTTCAGAACTCATTTGATATGCTGAATTTTGTACTGCAAACAATATTTCTCTGAATAAATCCTTATCCATAAATTCCTCGTTAAAAATTTCATACGTGTTTGACATTCTTAACATCTCCCAATCTATCAATTTTCTTGTCCATTTCATCCATTTTTTTATTTAGATCATCAAACCTTTTATTAGTTTCATTAAAATTTTTTTGCATATTGAATAATAGTCTATCAAATTTTTTGTCCAAATCATCCATATCCTTATTCACTTCATACTTATAATTTCTCAAATTTTCCATATTATTAATCTCTCCTTTTATTAATTTTAATTGATTTTGCTATCGCTCATATCGACATCTAATTTAGTTACCGTTCAGAACGTTATCGAAATGCGATCCCATGGAATAGGAACGCTAATTTTAAACATCAATTACACTAACTAAAATTCTATATTACTAAATAAGGGGGAACGCAGAACACAACGCTATCGCTTATGTGTCCTTTGCGCCCTGTTCCCCCTTATGAACTCCCTTCAGGCGCTTGTATAATTAAAATGTGAGTATATGATCTTCTTATACCATCTCAATTTTATTACCCTGCGGAGGTGTGGAACAAGCAGCTAGATACATTTGCAAGCGTTAGCGTTAAGCAAATGTACCTTTGTTCCACCATTTAATATAAAAAAGTTGTCTATTCAAAACTATATTAAAGGAACTATTTAATAAGGTTTTAAATAGACAAGTTTTTAATCTCTAAATATTATATGTATCAATTTCAGATAATAAGTAATTCCAATATTCTTCATGTTCATTATGCTTTTTGTATCAATAAATTATCTTTTGCTGTATTTTATTTTTGATCTCAATATTCTATTCTTTTGCAGATATCAAGTTACTAAAGATATAAGAGGAGAACCGCACCCAAAATCACCTCTCAAGTATTGATATTACTGGTCTAAACGTACTTTTGATTTGTATCGCTGAGTGAGAGTAAAAGGGTGTTTTTGTATCGCTAAGTGAGAGATCTATTTTTTTATATTGAATATCCTAAACAAATATTCTATATCTTTTATAATTTTGTTTCTATAAGCAAATAAAGGATTAACCAAAATTATAGATGTTTTATAGTCTGGTTGATCCTGCAAGGTTTTAAATAGCACATAATCATAAAATTTTATTCCATAAAAGTCCTCTTTAAATTTAGCAATATGTTTTCTACTATATCCTAATATATCTATTACATCATCTATATCTAATGGATCAATTTTACTCTCCAAGGTTTCCCTGATATTGTTGCATAATACATTATATTTCCAATTAATATAAGGGATTAATTTATATGCAATAGTGAGTTTTTTAGTCTTTCTATAATTAAGTTTATATAATTCTCTAGTTGCATTTATATAAATTCTAGTGTAATTCTCTAGTTTATTCCCTGATATACTTTTGTAATCTTTTTCTTTTCCTCTCCAAAATATGTTCAAATTTATTCTGTATGTATCTCCATCTTTTATAAGAAGTTCATTATCTAAAATATTATTATAGAATTTATTAAAATTTGCTCTACTAACCAATAATATTTCTTGCATTGATTTTTTGTCTATGTATGTTTTATTATTATCCAACATTAAATATCCATTGGTCTTTATGTAGGTTGAAAGCATTATGTATTTGCATAAATCTGCATCAGTTAAAATTTCTATTAACTTGTCTAAAGATTTATATAAGAAAAATATAAAATTCCCCATGTATTCAGATTGTATTTTTTTAAATTCTCCAAACTCTTGTATTTTTTCAAATGCTGCTTTTCTACGTTTTTTACTTGCCATAGTGTCCAAATGGTAATCTTCATTTATTATTTCCCCGGTATTGTTATTTACTAAGGTGTAACTATTCTCCATCTAATTCCCCCAATTTAATAAATTTTCCCATATGCTTGTTTAAGTTCAACCAATTTATGGACTGCTTCCATTAATTCAGGTGTACGCTCAAATACATATGTGGTTTTTCCGTTGCAATCTGTTTCTTTTGTATAGTGATAGCCTAGATAATTCATGGCCGTTGCCATACTAAATTTATTTATAAAATATTTATCCATCCTAATTTCCTCCTGTATATATAAAAAATAAGGACTATGCAAATCGCATAATCCTAAATAATTTTCTTATTTTTTTAACTAATCAAAGATATGATTATTCCTGTTTTATTCCAATTCTTTTTCTAATTGCATATGTAAATCTTTTTTATTAATTTCATTTTTCATTTAATAAATTCCCCTTTCAATAATCAAATAAATCTATTTTAAAAATATGAATAAATCGCACTGTTCTTATAACTCCATGCAAGACTAAATATTTTAGTGTTCTGCTCAGGTACACCAGTACCAATATTAAAATTGCCTATTTTTTTAAATTCTTGATTCGGTAATTCCAAATCAATATCAAATATATCTGATAATTCTGTTAATTTTATACCTGTTTGTAATTGGCTATTATCACCAATAAAAATTTTATCTTTTAAGTGATATTGAATCTGTAGATCTAAAAAATATTCTTGATCGTGCTGCTCTAATACTTTTATTAATTTTGGGTACTGGAATATTTCCCCAACATAATAATTTGCAAGTTTCTTGTTAAAGTTATAATGTAGGTATGTACTATCTATACACAATAAAATTTGTTGTTGCTCCGACGTAAATTCGTTTATATCTATGTCAAGTATGCTCATAACCATTAATAAGGTACTTCCGGCGTATTTTCTTGTATAGTTCCATCTGCTGATATTACAATACCTATTTAAATTAATGCAGTCTGGATTTTTATTGTCTGTGACGTGATTAGATAAGCATTTACCATTACAGATATCCATATCAATAGCAA